TGAAAAAAGTATCAGAGGATCTTCCCTATGAGTACCACGAAGTACTTGAACAGATTCTTACTGACTGGAGAACACATGCTCTCCCAACCTGCGACCCACTTTCAATAGACTAAGGACATCATGAAAAAACGACCTAGAGTTATAAAGCAAGTAACTATTACTCAGCACCAGACAGTGCCGGTAGTAGCTACACTTGCTCTCAATCTTACAAAGGACCGAGACTTACGTGCGGCGTACGTCAAAGCCCTTAGGCTAAAAGGCTGGACGCTCGAGTCGATTGCCGATTCTCTTGGTCTTACTCGCGAGCGTATTCGTCAAATCCAGCTTACCGCTTCTCCTGTCAACATTGTGTATATTCTTTCTAATCCCGGTGAGTTCCCTGTCCCCGAGCTTGAGACTAGAGAAATTGAAGTTCCAGCAGAAGCGGAGTACGTTGAACCTTCTGATGAAACTTTAGCTCGTCTCATCGAGCTAAGACCGCTTGCTCAACAGGTTCGGTACAACCACACACAGTATCGAGCTGAAGCTGAGGAGTACACTGCGCTCGTATGGCACGCACACTCCGTTGAGGGTGTAACCCTTTACCGTCTTGCAAAGCGTCTCGGTGTGACACACGGAGCTCTTAGATTCCGTCTTGCACGTTATGGCTACATCATTCCTAAAACAGGAAAGAGTAAATGCTACGAACCCGTCAAGCAAACTAACCGTGCGGTGACACAATGAGTACTCTATATGATTTGGTAAATGTGTTTAACCCACAAGGTGAGTGGCTTGGCGAGTTCATCAATGAAGAAGTTGCAAAGGACTGGCTCAAGAAAAAAGGATTAGACGTCAGTACGTACGAGATTTCTAAACGACGACCAGAAATTAAGAGGAACCGATGAACGCCGATAAGTTAGAAATTGTAGACATGGACACTCACCGAAATGGAATTGGTGGGATGCCGTTCAAGGTCGCACTCGTTGATGACCCTGAACAAGCAGACACAAAGCTCATCATCATGTTCGAGGCTGAGGGTCATACCGCGGTCTTGTCTCTAGACAAACTCATGGAAGAGGATATCTCATTCGGGACAAACTCCTGGAGGGGTGACCAATATGAATTTGCCCTTCGCCCAGAGATGTGGCCGGATGCCGAGGATGTTACTGACGAGTAAGGTTTACTTTCCTGGATATTCCTGATATAATAGTACTATCATCGGAAACGGTGGTAAAACGACAAAACGACGGAAGGATCCAAAATGCAAAAGAAATGGTGTCTCCTAAAGGCTAGCGATGGTCAGCGTGGAGCAAACGGAAAGCGCAAGATCTACGAAGTAACTGTAGACGGTCCAGTAGTTCGCACCAGCTGGGGAATGGCAGAAAAGCCAGTCCGCCAAAGCGAAGTGAAGAACTATCGCGACGACATGTACGCACGTCAAGCTGCATTCATGAAGGTTCAGGAAAAGCTGAACAAAGGTTACGAATTAGCTTACGCCGTATAAATTAGATTTCCGTGGCGCGTACTCCAATCCGCGCCGCGGAACGACCTGGACACGTCATTAAACTGTCTACCTAACAATGTCGAAAGGACATCATGATAGTAGCAACCCTACATAAAAGCAAAGCTCCTAACGCCGCTTGGCTGGTTGAGGTCAAAGATCTCGCAACCGGTGAAGCACGACGCGGTGCTTTCAAATCTCTCGGACCTGCAAAGAAGGAAGCGGTGCTTTACGCAAGCGCGTTCCTAGACACAGACCGTAAACGTCTACCTTGGGTAGAAGATCTGGTTCAGGCTGAGGCAGGTATCGGATACTTCCGTGCCGAGGTTGACGCCTAACTCACCTGTACTTTTTCTTCCTAACCTGATATAATAGTACTATACACAGGGTGCACCGGTGGTCACCTGAACGACTTTAACTCTAGAGGGTCGGAAACAATCCCGGTGCCCTGTGTATACCTAACGACGGAACGAAGGGAACAACATGAACATCGAACAACTCATATCTGAAATTGAATCAGGTACATTTGATTCTTCCTTGGTGAAAATCAAGGAAGCGGTAGATGCACGCCTAAAGGCATCACGTATCTCTCGCACAATCGCGGATTACCACATCGGTGACACGGTAGTCTTCAATGATCTAACTGCAACTCGCTACATGGTTGGCCGCAAAGCAACTGTGACAGGGATTAAACAGAAGAAGGTCACTGTAAGACTGGAGACACCCGTTGGAAGATTCGAGAAGATTAACCCACTTACGGGTGAAGCAGAATCAGCAAATATTGTTGTTCCTGCGGCTATAATTGATCTCGTAAAGTAAGACGCAATCCAGGCGCTTAGGATAGAGTTTACCTATCGCCTGGATAGGCGTTTTACCTGGAGAGGAACACCGTGACTACACTTGTGGCAATTCAAGGTGACGGCTGGTCTGTCATCGGTTGTGATTCACGTTCGTCTGACGAAAGTGGCCGCTACCTAGAAATGGCTACGCATAAAGTCGTAGAGAACAACGGTATTCTCATTGCTGGTTCAGGTGCAGGACGCGGCTCAAACATACTTCAATTTGGTTGGAGAGCTCCAAAGCCTAAACCTGGACAAGACCTTGACGTATTTATGACAAAAGTTTTTATACCAGCAATGCGTAAGGTTTTTATCGAGTCAGGTTACGACATGAAGGCTGACGGTGAAGCTGCGGCTCATGATTCAGAGTTCATTGTTTCAATACATGGAGTTCTTTATCCAATTTACGAAGACTACTCTTGGGATAGAGAAGAACGAAACGTTTACCACTCAGGGAGCGGTTCGGATTTAGCTCTTGGCGTTCTTGAAGCTCTTAACTATCAAAAGTGTAAGACTGCAAAGGAAGCCGAGAAAGTTGTTTACCGTGCAGTAGAAATTGCTATCAAGCATGACATCTACTCCGGTGGCAACATACATACATTTATACAAGAAGAGTAAGTTACTGGCAGGTAACTTATCCTGATATAATAGCAATATCAAAATGACGAAATGACAAAAGGAGAAAGACAATGGCAAAGCTCATTGAAACAAACGAAGGATACGCACCAGCGCACGAGATTGACGACTGGGACTTTCCTCTATACAGCGAGATCTTGCCAGGTTTATGGGTAGGTGGTACCGATGACATGGATACCATTGAGTACTCTTCCGACAACCTGCACGCTCCAAAGGAAATCACAAAGAAAGATTTTGATGCGGTAGTGACTCTATACGCATGGGCAAATCCAGTTGACTGGATGGTTGAGGAATTACGTTTTGGTTTTTACGATTCAGACGTAGAACACATCGACTCAGAGTCTCTAGCTACGGCTGTCTCATTTGCTCATGGTAAGTGGCAAGCTGGTAAAAAGGTTTTAATTCGCTGCCAAGCTGGGTTAAACCGTTCTGGCTTAACTGCCGCTCTTGTTCTTATTGAAGCTGGATACACTCCTGATGAAGCTATCACTCTTCTTCGCACTAAAAGAACTTCGTATGTTCTCTGTAACGCGGAGTTCGAAGCGTTCATTCGAACGTTAGACAAGTCAAATGAGTAAGCTACACGTCGCATACGACGACATCTATCTCGATTGGCAGTTAGGGAACGGTGATGGCAGTCACCCAACTAATCCAATTCGTGCTAAGCTTGCGGTTGAGCTTCTTGAAAACTTTGACCCAGTAATTATTAAACCTTCTGCGTCTGAGTCTGACAGAGACTTACTTAACCATGTTCACTCTGATGAGTACATCTCTAAGGTTTTGGACAAAGGTCACTGCGGTGAATGGCATCCAGACCAAATTCATCTTGGTGAGGTAGCTCTCGAAATGACTGCGGGAACTGTTCGCCTGTACGAAAAGATTCTTTCAGGAGAAGCTCAGGTAGCTTTCAATCCGCAAGGAGCTAAGCACCATGCGCAATACGACCGTAGCTCTGGTTTTTGTGTATTCAACGATATGGCTCTAGTCGCTAAGCTATTCATGGTTGCGGGGCTAAAGCCTATGTACATCGATTGGGATGTGCATCACGGTGACGGAGTTGAAAACCTTTTACGGGCGTACCCAAATATCATTACGGCTAGTATTCATGAAGGTGGAATCTTTCCTGGCACTGGTCTTAAAAGCGAGCCAGAAAATGGAGCATACAACTGGGCATTAGATCATACGTCTGGAGATGTAGAATTTCTAGATGCAATGCAAGAGATCGAGTTACTTGCGGATGAGATTCAGCCAGATGTTATTCTTCTAGCTACCGGAGCTGATGCGCACTATTCAGATCCTTTATCTAGTCTAAACTTTGACTACCCTGGATACAGAGCAGCAGCTAAGATTGTTGGTGATATTGCTAACAAACATGCAAAGGGCCGAGTACTTATTGGAGGAGCCGGTGGGTATCAACCACTTACGCATACTCCTCAGGTATGGGCACAGGTAGTAGCTCAAGTGTATTCAACTGTTAATAGTGTAGTAACCGTATAACATTTGCTTTTATAAGGTACTATAGTACACATGGCTAAAAGTCTTGCACAAATCATTGCCGCTATGTCCGATGAAGAGCGTATTGAAGTTCTAGCAGGTCTAGACCCAGACGCTCTTCAATGGGACTGGAGCTTCTGGGGACGTCCTGAACAACAGCGTCCTGCGGGCGATGACTGGAACATATGGATGTACCTCGCCGGTCGTGGTGCTGGTAAGACTCGTACAGCAGCCGAGTGGGTAAGAGAAGAAGCCAAATACACAAATACAGGTCAACGTCGTTTCGCGTTGGTAGCTCGTACAGCTGCTGACGTACGTGACGTTATCGTTGAAGGTGAATCAGGAATCATTAACGTTACTCCTCCTAGTGAGCGTCCGTTATATGAACCGTCAAAGCGAAGACTAACTTGGCCTAACGGTAATACGGCAACATGTTTCACAGCTGATGAACCAGACTCTCTTCGTGGTCCTCAATTCACACACGCTTGGGGAGATGAGGTTGCAGCTTGGCGTCAGACTCCAGATGGAGCTGGGCTTACCGCCTTTGAGAACTTACGTATTGGCACACGTCTTGGTCAAAACCCTAAGATTATGATTACCACAACACCAAAACGCGTGCCGTTGTTGTATGAGCTTCTTCGTGAGGCTGAAGTACATCCTGGCAAAGTTATTATTACTAAAGGTTCGACTATGGACAACAGCGGAAACCTTTCTGCAGCGTACATGGACGGTATCCTCGGTGTGTACGAAGGTACTCGCTTAGCTGCACAAGAGCTTTACGGCGAGATGCTTTCAGATGTTGAAGGAGCTCTCTGGACTGTAGAGCTTATCGACAAGACACGCGAGCTTGTGATGCCTCAAGGCGCTCCTCTTAGATGTATTGGTGTTGACCCATCGGTAGCTGAGAATCCACGAGATGAATGCGGCATCGTTGTCGTAGCCTCAACAGCAGACAGAGACTTATATAAACGTCAGAGCTGGGTACTTGAAGACGCTTCAATCTTAGGCTCACCAGATGTGTGGGCAAACAAAGTAGTAGCCATGGCTCGTAAATGGGGTTGCCCTGTTATCGCGGAAGTAAACCAAGGTGGTGCGCTTGTTCGCAACGCCATTAACACAATTGACCCAACTGTAAAGGTCCTTGAAGTCCACTCCAAATACGGCAAAGCCCTTAGAGCCGAGCCAATCACGCTAGCTTACGAGCAGAATCGTGTTCACCACATTGGCTACCTAGCGGAGCTCGAGTCCCAGATGACCTCGTGGATTCCAGGCGAAGGCAAATCACCTGACCGCGTTGACGCCCTCGTCCACGCCCTTACGGCTCTCCTTATCAAACCACCTGCGGGATTCGTGGGCGGGAAGATTACGGCTAAGTCTCCAGCTGGCCGAAAAATCCCCGGTCTCAGAAATACCTTTCGTGTTAGGTAAACACCTGATATAATAGTTTTTACAAGGCAACACAGCCTTGAACGACAAAAGGACGCACCCATGTTAGCACTAGCCATATTCCCAATTCTCATGCTTTCAACACTTGTATTCGTAGGTGTCATGGCGTTTGATACTCCTTCACACGACTAATCATTATACGGAAATACCCTGGAACTAACCTTCCAGGGTATTTTATTTTCCCAACATTCCTGATATAATTATTCTAACAACGACGGAAGGAACAAAAATGATAAATCCATTCACAGCACTAATCGACTGGCTAGACGAGTACGCAGATGTTGCAGGACCTATCGGCGCATTCATCGGTGTAGGGATCTCACTTGCTCTATGCTTCATCCTAGGGTAAAGGAAAGATTGTGGCTGACGATACTGAATACGGAGTTGCCTGCGTTCTTGATTGTGGCGCGACTACAATCATGTACGGTGATTCTATGTACGACATTATAGGAGATGACTGGATGTGCCAGTCATGTAAAACATCACAAAAGGGGACTACAGTGAAAGAATGTACAGTTACAACATGCAAGAACACAGATCTTGTCTACTCAGGCACCGATGCCTTCATGCTTGGTGGGATTCCTACCGAGAAGTACTGCTACCCGTGTGCTAACGCGTACGTGGCAATCAAAGAAAGAATGGATTCAATTAGCAAGCTAATGGATGCATCTTCCTGATTATCCTGTTATAATTAACCTGTACGCCAAATGACGAAAGGGACTAACATGAAACTCAGCACATTCCGCGGACATAGGTACCGCCGATACACAGTAGCTCTACGCCTCCTAGCTTTAGCTTGGATTCCTTACGCAGCTCACACATTCTTTATCTTTCCTGGCATTGCCTCTTTCCTTGCGGCAACCTTCCTTGTAGCTGCAGGAGCAATCCCACTGTGGATTCTTTCTCGCCACACGGAGTATCTTGCGAAGGAAGAATTCGCAAAGCTACGTTCAGTTAAGAGCAAGCAGCCCAAGACTCTCCTTGGAGTTGTAGGACCAAAGGAACGCAAATGAATGTACCAGTAAAGGAAAAAAGAATTGAAGCTATGTCTCCACTTGAAGCGGAGATGATAGCGTATCGGTTGAGCACCAGCGAGTGGGAGTACCGACAAAAACTAGAACAGTTTAAGGATAATGTTGAGCTCTGGCAACTTCAACAAATTCAAGAATATCTAGACGAGAACTAAATTTTACAAGTAGAGGTAGAAGGATTATAGTCTACCTAACACTGGAGGACAAATGACGCAAGGAACAAACCAGCGGGAACAGATATACGTCTATGACACATGTCAGAAATGCCAGGAACCTAATGTTCTTGTCTACGAGTATGACGGCAAGCTGTTGTGCGCTGAGGATTCACGTCATTACATTCGTAAGCAACCTCATGTCCCTTTCTGCGATATGTGCGGGAAGCAAGATCGTGTCGTAAGAGATCCGTCACATCGTCGCAACGAGTATCTATGTATGGATTGCCACGTTAAAACTGGATTCATGATTGTGGATACGGTTACAAATCGTGTCGTGCGCAGTACATATACTTCTGTCTACGTTCGTCCAGATAAACCAAAGACAAAGTGCTATGTAGACAATGCCGACTGCGACAACAATGTAAAACCACGCGGACCATGGAACGGACGTTCTCTTTGCGACAAGCATGGAAAGATCCCGCCAAAGCGTGAAAAAACAACTAAATCTTGAGCAGTCCTATTTGCTCAAACAAATACATAATCATACAATGTGATTACGTATATACGAGAGGAACGCAATGACAACATCAACAGTTACATCAAACCAAGCGGCAGCGCTCTATAGCGCAGGTAAGTCTGTAGACGAAGTAGCTAAAGAGCTATCAATCACATACGGTAAGGCTCGCAAGCTCATCGCGGATTCAGGAACACCTATCCGCAATACCTCCGATAGACTTAAGGGTAAAACCCGCAAGGCGAAGTAATAATGGATAGATTCCTACTCCTGTTACAAAGCCTTATCTGGCCAGCTGTTATATCAGCTGTCCTTTCTATCCTGGCCATACTCACTGCGCTTCTAACCCCGGATAAAGGCGTCCTTGCCTTAGCCTTAGGGTTATCTGCGGTAGCTTGGGCTGGGCTAGCTCAGACCGTATAAAGAAATAGTCGGAGACAGGCACCTACGGGTGCCTGTTTCGCTGTCTATGTGTTATTATTAACACCAGGTAAATAGCCTACTACGGAGAGACGAAAGGACTAACGATGTTATCCCTTTTTATCTCCGGCCCTATGCAAGCGGTAGAGGACAAGCGTAAGCTTGAGAAGCATAGCGGTAGCAAGAAGCTCATTGGAAACTCAATGGGTTGTCCCATCCCCGACCTAAGGAGGCGAACTAGCGTTGCAAAAACTCACACTACGTGGAATAGCAATGTCGACCGTAGCCTATATTACGGCAATAACAATCGGCATATTCTCAGTCTCAATGCTATCCAGCAATGCGGCTGTGACTTTGACAGTACTACCAGACCATGCTGCTCAGCTCGAGCAGCTTAGTCCTCTAGTAGCTTTAGAGGATGCAAAAGAACTAACGTCAACAGAGCTCGTAGACCTACTTGCGGCTGTTGGCTTTGAGGGCAAGTCTCTCAAAACTGCATGGGCAGTTGCCATGCGTGAGTCAAGGGGGCATCCCACTTCTCACAACAAGAACGCCAAGACTGGCGACAATTCATATGGCCTATTCCAAATCAACATGATTGGTAACATGGGTGTAGAACGTCTAGCTAAACTACAGGACAAGGTAGGTATCGTTAAAACTGCGGACCTATTAGACCCTGTGGCAAATGCTAAGGCTGCCTATTACATGACCGATGGTGGTAAGGACTGGGGCTCATGGGGCTTAGGTCCTAATGCCTACGATGGATCTGCGGCAGAGCCTGCAGTGTCATTGTGGATAGCCCAATACCCTAAGTCATAATCACAGGATAGGAATATAGTATTCACATGACTGAAGAAACAAACATCGAACCTGCGGGCGACATCGATGACACAGAAGATATTGCTGTGACTGAAGATGAGGCTGTAGAAGTAGTCGAGGAAGAAGTACAAGCTCCTGATGTAGAGCCTGAGCAAGAAATTGTTGAGGAACCTATGCCCGAGCCTATGCCCGAGCCTGAAGCTGTACAGCAGCCACAGGCTAGCCACGCAGTCAGTGGAGAAGACGTAGACAACGTCATGCTTGCTAACTGTGTATACAAAAATGTCTATGCACGTAAGTCATTGACAGTACATCATCTACAACGTCGACTCATTGAACTTGGTTACAAGGACGCTGACGCTGACAAGGATGGTTGGCTAGGCGATGAGACTGTAGCTTCAATTGCTAAGTTTCAAGCTGACAAAGGATTGGATGCTACAGGTATTGTAGACGCTGATACTTTTATTAAGATCTTTGAAGGAGATGTACACGTACGCGTAGTACTATAAACTTTCTTCACAAGGAAGGCCGATGCTCATAACGAGCGTCGGTCTTTCTTACTTTTGCAAGGCAACATGATAAATAGTTGGAGACGTTTTCAAGAAGGTCTCTCCCTATACGTAACCCTTTCTCACGCCAAAGCCATTTTAACCAAAAGGTACTGCTTCTGCTTCGTTTGTACACATTACTATAAGCGCAGTTTGTACACATTCGTCTCCGAAGATGATATATTTCCGCCATGGCGCATACACCCGATCTACCAAAGAGCGAGGCCGATTTCCTAGCCTCCCTCTCCAAGGAGCAACTGTGGCGCCGCGTTAAAGATCTCAATGATGCAGGCTGGACCCTTCAGTCCATCGCGGACGCATTCTCGCCGCCGCGCCGTCGTTCAACCGTGCGCTCCTGGGTTATCAAAGATACGCCTGAGTGTGATTTCGTCACCGCGACCCCTAACCCGCCTCAACCTAAGTCTAAGTCTCGACGTAAACGTCCAAAGTCTCCAGGTATCCCGCACGACGAGCAGTTGCACATCGCGCGTCTCTCGCCTGTTGCTCGGCGCTTCCGCGCACGAACAAATCCGTCATCCGTTTCTTTCACCGCAAACCAAGAATTGACGCATATAGCAGGACTTCTCTACAACAAAGGTGTTACCGTATCTGAATTAGCCCGTGCTTCAGGAGTTACCTATCGCGCGATGAAACGAAGAGTAGATAAGGCGCTGGCACAATGAAGGTATTACATGATTTCTTCCCCGCGACCATCGTTGCGGTTGCGCCAGGTGTCGTCGAGGACTTTATGACGGTGACAACAAATCGTGCAGAAGTCCCTAACGGCAACAAGTATTTTGAGCGCGTTCGCGTCGTGATTCTTGAGAACGACTATAACGAGCAGATCATTATGATAGCAGCGGATCATCACGAAGGACCGCGCTTAATCTTTCGCGAGAAAATCTCACTTTTTAACTGGTCAGGAAGTAAGTCACAGGATTCCCAGGCGCTTATGGAGTCAGGGAAGATTATAGCGTTTCGTAAGGCTCAAGGTTGCTCAACCTGCGGCAGCAGACTAAGATCTTGGAGCCCTTATATAACAATGGACTCAGTAAAGGACCCTACCGAATGAACCTAGACACATACATGATTGAACACATGCCAGTCGCGCACGTGATTATCCTCTCCCTATTCGTCTACCGATTGACACGGCTCATTGTCTTGGACGAGATACTGGCGCCTGTCCGCGAATGGGTCTGGGATAGAAAATCTCCAAGAGATTCCCAAATCGGATATCTCCTTACTTGCCCTTGGTGCGTCTCCTTGTGGGCTGCGCTCCCGGTTGTGTTTTTATACGCATTATTTCCAAGTATGACTATCCTAGTTGGGTGTATATTTACCCTGTCCGCTATAGCAGGACTTATAACTGCGCACTGGGATCAGTAAATGATTTCATGCTCCGTTAGCCAACGACGAGGAGTAACACGTGGGACTATTCTCTAAGGATAATAGTAAGAAGCCTTCAGGCAACCCTGCCCGTACTCGTCGTATCACCGCACAGGCTCCTCGCCAGGCGACAAAGCCTGTAGTCTATGAAGGTGTTACCTACGCCCAGGCAGTTCCTTATTCTGCTCCTCGCGCTATTACAGCCGCGGCAGTTCAGTTGCAGATTAACGACAAAGGCGAAGTTGAAAAGTTTAAGCAACGTCGCACTGGAGGATCCAGTGACTGGCAGTCCGAGGCGTGGGAGTACTACGACGCCATCGGCGAAATCAAGTATGCCTTTAACCTCGTTGCGTCTGTCGTCTCACGTATTCGTTTATACGCGGCGGTAGTTGATAACCCTGCGGAGAGTCCAGTTCCTGCACGTAACAGTGAAGTCATTGACCCACGACTTGCGGCAGCGGCAGAGCGCGCAATCGCGCGTCTAGACTCTGCATACGGCGGACAAGCGGGTCTTTTACGCGATGCAGCCCTTAATCTGTCTGTTTCAGGTGAATGCTACCTCGTTCAGTTCCCAGAGCGCAAAGGCTCAGGACTTAAAGAATCTTGGGATATTCGCTCCACAGACGAGCTACAACTTGACTCTAAGAATTCATATGTCATCATTCCACGTCGTGACATTATCGGAACTTCTTCTTCTCGCTCCGGCGCAAATGGAATTAAGCTTCCGAACACAGCGTTTGTTGGTCGTATCTGGAGAGCTCACCCACGCTACTCTGAAGAGGCTGATTCTTCTTTGCGCGGTCTACTTGATCTTTGCTCAGAGCTACTTTTGCTCAACCGTACGTTTCGTGCGACAGCTCGCTCGCGTCTAAACGCTGGCGCTCTCTATCTTCCAGACGGTCTCTCTGTTGCTGCGTCTCCAGACCCCGACTATCCGTATGATGACGAGAACGATCTGAATCCTGGCATGACAGCCGAGGAAGCAGCGGACGAGTTTGAGGATCAACTCATGGATGCGATGACAACTCCTATCCGTGACGAGGACTCAGCCAGCGCGGTCGTTCCACTTATTATTCGTGGACCTGCAGAGCTTGGCGACAAAATTAAGCAGTTTAAGTTTGAACGCTCATTTGACCCTGCACTTGCAGAGCGGTCAGATCGCGTCCTCGAGCGTATCCTTCAGGGACTTGACGTTCCTAAGGATATCGTTACAGGGCTAGCAAACGTTAAGTACTCTAACGCCCTTCAAATTGACGAAGCTCTCTATAAGTCACACATTGAACCGTTGATGCTTCTTATCGCAGATGCATTGACAGTCGTCTACCTACGCCCTGCGCTCCTTGCTTCAGGCTTTGCCGAGGAAGATGTTTCACGTATTACTGTTTGGTTTGATCCTTCACAGGTTGCCACACGTAATGACCGTGCAGCGGATGCAGACTCAGGCTTTGACAAGATGGCAGTCTCATACGAGACATGGCGTCGCGCTCACGGCTTCTCAGCAACTGACGCCCCAGACTCAAACGAACTTGCTATTCGTATGCTCGTAGAGAAGGGTTCACTCTCTCCAGAGCTTACCCAGGCAATGATTGGCGCTATCGCTCCCGAGGTTATGAAGTCTGTGCGTGAAGCGCAACAGGCAGAGTCCGCCGCTCCCGTTCCACAGGAGATTCAACAGATTTTGGATAGTGCAACACCCGTTGCCCCTGCTCCAACTGCAACACCTGAAGCACCACTACCACCGGCTCTACAAGAAGGGGCAAAGTAATGTATCAAGGTCAACAAGACGACAACAGATCAGAACTTAGCAGCGCAATCGCTGTAGTTCTAGGCAGCGCCGTGACTATGTACTTTAAGGCACACGGACATCACTGGAACGTTAAGGGACGTGACTTCGCAGAATTCCACGACTTCTTTAACGAGATCTACGAGGACATCTACAATTCCATTGATCCTACAGCGGAGCTCATGTTGAAGATGGGACACGACGCCCCTTACAGACTTCAGGACTTCATTGATCTCAATCAGACACAAGACATGGACGTCACAGACGATCCGTTCTCAATGCTAGCAGATCTCTACGCAGCTAACGATGTTCTCATCGCAGTCGTTGATCAAGCTCTCGATATTGCAGCTAAGTACAACGAGCAGGGAGTGATTAACTTCCTTGCAGATCGTGATGATATGCACAAGAAGTGGCGTTGGCAAATCGGCGCGTACCTCACACCTACAGATTCCGGTATGCCGGGAAAATCTAAAGCTGCTGAACTTTTAGACGCAGGAGATACTCCTGTCGTTGAGCAGCTTATGGACGATGCAGACGGCTGCCCACTTTGTGGACCAGCTGGCTGCGTATGTCCGGGAGTCGACGAAGGCTATTGCCTATGTGACTCCGAGTGCGTATGCACTCAATGTATCTCTGCAGACGAGTACGGACAGTACACCTCGCAGGATATGTATTTCTCTTTTCAAGAGCAGCAGACTGAAGCTCTATCAGCGGCAGGCGTCATCGTTGCTGAAGAACAAGATCTTGCTGCAGCTCTCCTAGAGATCGCAGACAAGTACGGAAAGTTTAATGAGGACGAGACTGGTATCTGGGCAGGATACACTCCTGCGGCCGAAAACGAGTACAAGGAGATTGGCGTTAAGTGCATCAACTGTGTACTCTATGACGGCCCTGGCGTTTGCAAGATTATTGCTCCTACTATTGAAGACGACGGCAAGTGCCGCTTTGCGGTTATTCCTGACGGTGTTGTTAACGTTGACGGAGCAGATAACAGTGACGGAGAAGTTATCGTTGCTGCAGGCGAAGGTGATGCATGCCCTGTTGCAACTCAGGATATTCAAGTTAATCTAAAGAATCGTCAAAACGCAATTGACAATGTTGGCTATGGCCCGTTGAATCCAAACGAGCCTAATGAAGAATTTTGGCAGGAAAAAGCAGATAAGTGGAAAACAACTCCTGAAGAGGCAAAGACTAGTCGCTGTGGTAACTGCGTGTTCTTTGTTCAAACACCTAAGATGCTTGACTGCATCGCGCAAGGACTAGAACAAGGAGACTCAAGCCAAGTAGATGCTGACGCAGCTATTAAGCAGGCAGACCTTGGATACTGCGAAGCACTAGATTTTAAGTGCGCCGCGACACGCACATGTAACGCGTGGGCAGTCGGAGGTCCAATCACGTCTGCAGGCTCACGCCCAGCTCCAAAGAAAGATCGTATCCACGGCTCAAAGAAAAATAAGCCAGGATCTGCTGCAGGATCTAAGAAGATTATTTTCTCAGCAAAGACAGAAAACTCTCTACAAAAGAAGGTAGAAGAGCACAATAAGGATGCAAAGGCTGGACGCAAGGCAACACTTCCAATGTTAAAGGCAGTCTACCGCAGAGGGTCAGGCGCGTTCTCATCTAGCCACCGACCAGGTATGACTCGCGACGGTTGGGCAATGGCTCGCGTTAACGCGTTCCTTAAGCTTCTAAAGTCTGGCTCTCCTGCTAACCCTAATTACAAGCAGGATAATGATTTATTGCCTAAGGCTCACCCTAAGTCTTCCCGTGCAGAGGCTTCAATAATGCAACATGAACTTTTGTCTATCGCGCTTAAGTCTGCAGACGAGTACGGCTCACCGGAGCACGCTATCTACGCGATGGCCGAGTACTCATCTTTAGGCTATGAGGCAATCCCCGCGCTACGCGGAGCGTGGCTGAGAGGCGTAAGAGACGGGGATATCCCGTTTGAGCGAGCGTACACCTTAGCGACAAAACTATATGACTCTAAGGACGCAGATTTACTTCCAAAGAAGCGTAAGGGATAGGTACCAGCGTAATGGACGCACCTCTAAACAAGAAGATCGAGCGCGCGCTAAAGCGCAAGGCTGCACGTAAGAAGAACGACAGTAACTTCCTACCTGTCTTCTCTTTGCATGAGCAAGTCTTATCTCTTGTTAAGGAAGCAAACTCTAAGGTTCCTCAGAAGCGTCACGTAACTCCACGCTCTGCGCTTACAGTAATGAATCGTTCGCTGGCTGATCTTTCGACACTTGACGATGAGGCACGCAGCTTTGCAGTCCTCAAGGAAGTGTCGCGCTTCCTTAATGTTGCAACAAAAACATTTACAGCTAGCCAGACAAGTAACACTGATTTACTAGTCGCAGGCCACCCTCTCTCAGCTCTTAACGCTTCACTCTCAATTGAAGAAGCTCTTAAGAAGAACGCGGAGTGGATTGCAGCTGATCCTTCTATCGACGAGTCAATTCGTCCTTTAGTTGCTTCCGCGCATGCAGCAGTGCCGGGATCAATCGAGCGTGAACACGCATTCGCGCGTCTTAACGCAAACAAAACTCTTTTAGCATCTTACTTTAAGCTCGATAACCTTTCACCTATCATTGCCGCGTTTAACGATGGTAACTCTTCTGCAGCTCGTAGAGCTCGTGTAGCTCTACAGTGGCGTGACCGTATGGGCCGCTGGGTTGAAATGGGACGTGGCATTAACTTCCGCTTCCGTTTGCCTGACGGTTCTATTCAAGTTGGTAAGGGAACGTACATTGGCGCTGGCGGAGATACTCGCGTAGAGAATACGTCTAGCGGTCCATCACTAATCTCGGATTCTGGTCTCATTGAAGTTTCAGGAGTCCCGGGACTTGCGCCAGGATTGTACGCAATCAATAGCGACAACGCTGCAGTATACCAAGCACGTATCCCAGGTAGAGCTGCACCAGAGACTCCTTCATTTAAAGACCAGTTTAGCAAAGATATTCCTAGCCTAGCAGATCTTACTGCGACTCGCAGAAAACTTCCAATTGGCTGGAAAGAGCAAGGCGCGTACTACGTATCAGATGATAACTACGCAGTTATTCCTTCACTTAATGGACAGCCATACTCAGTTCTACGTCTAAATGAAAATGGCTACCCTACAGGCGACGCTGTCGCAAGAGTCAGCAACTGGGCAGAAGTTAACGCGGCTATCGCTAAAGACGAGCCAGCATTTGATAAAGAAATCGCGCGTCTTGAAAGTGACAAGCTTCCTCTTGGTAGAATTCCTGGCGCTACTGCCAAGGACGTTATCAATCCACAAGATCTTCTTAAGATGCAAGAGCGTCGTATCCAAGAAAATAAAGCATTTGATGAAGCGCAGCCTACACCTGAAGAACTTGGAAACAATGATCTTAACGGTAACCCCGTCCCAGAAGGCTGGGTACGAGATGCAAACAACGACAGAAACTATACTCGTGAAATGCCATTACGCGATGGCGGAACATACCCAGTTATTGCACGCCTAGGTGGAGACGGCAAATACTATGCTGGGCACTCAGGCGGTTGGATTCCTGAGCCAGGGACACAAGGGCGTGGACCTGAACGAAAGTTCGATACACTTGACGCAGTTAATAAGGACGGTCTTCCAGACTTCATTGACTATCTCAACAAGACATTCACAAAAGATAATCCTATTCAGTTTACACCTGCAGCCAAGGAGACTAAGAACGTTAAAGGATTTGACGTTCCTAAAGATTCTAAGCTTGTTGCAATGGAACAGAACGGTGATGCTGTAATAGTTAGCATGCCAGACGGAAGGTTGGTTCAATATGACACTGGTGGACCTGAAGGTCTACCATTCACTGAAGAACAAAAGAAAAAGTTCATTAGCGACATCAAATCAGATAAGACTATTTGGTTTGATGAAGAAGGTAAAAGAAATTGGAAAGCTCTTCTAGGAGATCAAGCTACTAAGAATGTTAATGGTTTTGATGTACCTAAGGATTCAACTCTTGTCGCGATGGAGCAGAATGGCGACGCTATTGTTGTTCAGATGCCTAACGGTGATCTTGTGCAATACGATACTGGCGGTACTGAAGGTCTACCGCTGTCTAAAGAACAAGCGGACAAATTTATTTCTGATATCAAATCTGGAGAAAGTATTTGGTTTGATGAAAATGGAAAGAAAGAATGGAAAGCTCTTCTACAAGGCGACAGCTCAGCTTTAGACCAAACATCAGCCACTCCTTCAAGCAGCGGCCTAAATGATAATCAGCCTTTTGATATGGCAGTGTCACAAAGGTTCATTGATGAAAGATTCTCTAAAAGTGGCATTGATCTTGTAGGTACTACCCGTGAAGGCCGCAACTCCTACATGATTCTCAGTATCCCAGACAATAAGCTACAAGATTTTAAAGATAACTCTGGGTTTGACAATTTTGAAGACAAAGAAAATTTTGCAAAACTGCCGGATGGTACTTACAAGCTTTATACTGACTTCTCTGAGTTAAACGCTAATTTAGATTCTCCAATCAATGACAGCAGTGCTCCTACACGAAGCGACAATAGAACATTTGACATGAGCGTAGCGCAGAGATTTATTGACGAAAGATTCTCTAAAAGTAATATTGACCTCATAGGAACAACCCAAGAGGGCTACAACTCTTACATGATTCTCAGCATACCGAAAGATCAGCTAGAAAACTTTAAAGATAATTCTGGTTTTGATGGGTTTGAAGACAAAGAAAACTTTACGCAGCTGCCAGACGGTACTTATAAGTTGTACACCGATTTTTCTGAGTTAAACGCTAATCTAGATAATCCAATAGGCCCCGACGAGCCGCCAACTCCTCCATCAGGCGGAACTTCACCAAAGACGCCTAGCCCAAACGTACCTTCAGCTCCAGAATTATTTAACGGATTCAATGTTCCAGATGGAGCGTTTAAGTTCAATACCGTTGAGTACTCTCCTGAAGGCCGAGTCGATGAAGCAAGTCGAGATTTTACAGACGATCCAAAGAAGTTAGCAACTAAGTTTACGCCAGAAGAGCTTGTTCAAGCTTTGTCACAGGCGTTGCTTGGCAACTCTACAGACGCTGCTCTTGCTGAGATTCTTAGCGCAAACGTTGACGACAACAACGAGATGTTAGATCCAGCGGATATTCAAGACAATGTTGATA